CGGTGGCACGAACGAAAGACAACAAAAAAACCCCCCTCTCATGTTTAATGCGCGAAAATAGTAGTTAGGCGCAACATCGTCAACTACGCGATTTGTTAATAATTTAATAATAATAATAAATGATAAATGATGAATTTAATGAAAGCTTCATAATTTGTAGCTACATCAGCAGTTAGATCAGCCGCCATAAAGGGTCTAGATCCACTAGAAAATATATTTTGGTTTTAAGTTCGTGTACTCTGATGTCTCCTACAATTTACTACTCTTGCTTGTTGTGACACAGGAGGAACAAAAATTGTCAAAACTCTAAAAATTTAAATGTGTTTGGCAAAAAATTTAACCTTTCGGCTATTATAATAATCCTAAATGATAAGATAAAAATACAATTGTTGTTCCTTCTATTTTGATCCGCCTTAAATCTACGTGAGCAGTTCGACTTCTAATTCTTGCTCCTGCAGGTGTTTAATTAAGATACCCATCTCTTCGTAGCTTCGATTCCATGAAATACCGTGTTTGGCAAAGTCGATGTTAACTTGCTTGCGAATTATCTCGTAGAATTCTTTTCCGTGCCAGTAAGTGAAACGCATGCCATTCAAAACGTTTATTCGCATTTGTTCGGTTGATGTTAACTTAGTAGTTGTCCGAACCCATGCGAACAATCGATAAATAACTTTATCCATTACTTTCGCCGTGATTTTTCCGTCTTCAAGCACAAAATTGTGCTTTAAGAATTCTATTTCCGTGATGTCTCTTGCTTTTATTTTAGGTGATTTGTCAGGGGCGGTGATATTGTATCCTAATTCATTGTATCCGTTCTGAATTTCGTCTACTGACAAAATCTGCCTAATTTCTGGACTAAGGGAGACACATATGTCATCGGCTGCCGCTATAGAACGTACATTTTTATTAATGTACTCTATGTTGGCCAGGTGCTTTAACTTTTTCCTAATAAGAATACGTCTGATTATCAAATAAATGATTCCCAGATGTGCTCCTGTATTATCAGGTAAAGTTCCTGGCCAACCGCTAAGCAATCCAGACATACGTGTCCGTACGGTGTCTTCGTAGATAACATTACTAAATATTGAATCATCTAGTAATGTTAATACCATTAGCTCCAGGTTGTTTGGAAGTTCAAGTCCACGTGACAAATATGCTTCTTCTATAACTTCTAGTTTTGCTATTAAAACTATTCGTCCTATTTGTCGTGTGAACTTCTCTTCCCAAGCTTCTACATCATAATCCAAGATGTAATCTGTGTAGCGTAGATGTTGCGCTACCAAATCCGCATGTCTTTCCATGTCTAATCCCATGGTAAATGATGTTGCTTGTCCTTTGTTATATGCACTTTTCATTCCTGTATGCATATCTTTAAATACTTTATCGTAAACAATTTGATCGATAAAGTTTCCCATTCCTACCGTTCTTGTTTTGGGTGTTTCGTAGATTTTCTTCCTTCCTACAAGTTCATGTTTTCGGAATTCTATCTTAAAATCCGTGCTCGTGATTCCATTGCTAAATAGCATTTCCTTTTCCGTGACGGCATCGTAAACCTCTTGTTTTACAATATATCGTTGTTGTTCCTCAGACCATCTAATGAAAGGTTGTTTTCCAACCACTCCTGGGCGCATCTTGTATGGTAGGCCTGCGCTTGAGTGGATATCAATTGGTCTACTACCTGGTTTCCGTACTCCGTTTATTGCTTGGTCTGTTGTATACAACATACATGTCTTCCAATTCCACCCTTCCTTAATTTGGCACTTTATGTAATCCATCATTGATCTCTCCTCTTCAATAGTGATATATGGTATTTTATCTCCATTGTCTTTATTCAATGATACCTGCATAAAGTGTCTTTTTGTTTTATCAATTCGGGGATCTGATGAACTTTGTATTGCTGGCTCGTCCTCAATTTTTTCCGTGAAACAACCTGTCTTTATAAAGCCTGCTGTTTTCGACACACTTTGGTTGGGATATGGTGATTCCATTAAAACGTTATCATACTTCATAACCGGGACCAATTCATGTTCCATAATATATTCTCCGTTGAAAGGATGTGTTACAATTCGCTCTTTTCTATCTATTTTTGATAGAGC